TGTCATAATTTTTATTTATAAACTCTTTCTGTCCCACATCAGTTTTATACCAATGATGCCCCTCTAGCATTCTCTTAAAATCATCGGTTATGTCTGGATTAAATTGCTTCTGAAAATCAAAATACTTTTTCTCGTTCTTTTTAGGGTCAACTTTTTTAAGATACTTTTTTGCTATCTCTTTTTCTATTTTCTCTTTTTCTTGATTTGTTTTTTCAATCCTTTGGGCTTCTTTAGCTATTTGTTTTCTATTATTAAAAACTTCAAATTCTTCCTCTGTCAAAAAAGACTCTATAACATCTATTTCTTTTAATTTATTTTTCTTTGCGTACGCCTCTAATTTTTTAACTTTTTTTAATATAATTTCAATTAAATCAAACTGCCTAAGCACTTCATTTTCTCTTTTTATTTTCTGTTCCTCGTGAGGATTACTGGGATAAAAAGTTTGAGAACTTCCTAGGTCCGGTCTTATCATAGCATCAGTAAATTGTTTTTTTATTGATTGTGGTAGTGGTGGCATTGTTGGTGGTAGAGCCATATTTTTAAATTAGGTTTGTGTATGAATAGCATTGCCTGGCTCTCCGTGCCAAGTATAGCCTTTTAAATAATCTTGAATATCTACTTCTGGTAATAAAGCACATCTGCAATTCGGGTGAGCCAACGGAGTAAGAAAGCCGTTGCTAAAAGATGTTGTGAAAGCTATTATTCCGTCTGCTACTCCTAGTACGCACACAGGACACGCTTTAGGCTCTGCTAACCAAGATTTTCTGCGAACATCTCGTCTTCTATAACTCTCTGCTCTTGCCCAAGATACTGATTGCCCTAGTTCTGTTCTAGCGATTGTTTCTGCTCGTTTATTTGTAAATACCTGCCCACCTTTTTTCACTTGCCAGCTTTCAAATAAAGTCTTTAACTCTTTTTTCATTCCGTCATATCCAGAGCCGTTATCATAAGCACCAATTAAAGCATTTATAATCAATCGCTTAGTAGTATCGTTAATTCCTGCAATTCTTCTTCCCGCCTGCCAGCGTAATTGATTTTTAACTTCAGGGTCGGTTAAATTAAAAGATATTCCCATTGATTGGCTTAACTTTTTCAAAGACTTATTATCACTTCCTGTAAAAGCTGTTTTGACATCTTCTATTGCAGTTTCTCCGCCTAGGTTATACCCTTTCTCATAATATTCTGTAAACAAATCAATTTCTTTTTCTATTGGCACTCTTAGATATTGCTCATTCTCTAGTGAACGAAGAATAAAATTTTTCTCTATTCGGTATCTAGTCTTTAAGGGCGTACTTAACTTTGGGTACACCCTTAAAAAATCTTTAATTATTGCGTACGGAAATCTTTTCTCTTGCTCGGCAAACATATCAGAAATATCAATTACAAATTCTCCCTCCAGTCCTAAAAATCTTTGCAACGACTTTTTTGTATAAAAAGCCGAACCGCCAATTTTCTCAAAGGCTTTTTCTTCTGCTTTAATATAATCTTTTGAATAATACATACGCTTATTTTTTATCACTTGATACTCTGCCATATCCGCCATCTCCATCTTGTTGATACAAGTGGTCTTCGTGAGCGTAAATGTGCATTCTCACACTAGCTCTATATTTTTCTTTTGTTGTATACACTACTTTTTGGTGTTCTTCAATATGTGTTTTGTGGTTTTCCGTTCTTTCAGGGTCAATAATCTCTCCCTTGTTCATTTCTAAATTTTCTTTCTTTGCATTCTTTTTTGCCTCGGCAACAGTTTCATTTTTCTTTTCAACACTTTTTTCCTCTTTTTCTTTTTTCTTATCAGACTGTGTTTTAGCTTTACCACTTCCAAAATCTTTTAGTGGAGTGGCTATGCCATTATGCACAACGAAGAATTCGTCCATCCAAGGCTCTGAACCTGCTTCAAGTCCCATTCTCTTTCTAGCTTCATTCCAGTTTCTTGTTCCGTACATAAATGATTTGCTTGCTTCTTCAACACGGCTCTTGCTATCTTCCAAATCAATATCCTGAAAATCTAACCGCCAATCTTTGAAATTAAAGCCGTCAATAATAATATCCTGTGTTATTTTATTACAAATATAATTTCGTAATGGTTGAACAACTCTTTGATAAAAACTTTTTGTTTCTTCAAAAGAAGTTGCTCTATTACTTCCCTCTGGCTGACTAATCATTATCATTGGCACTCCATACATTCCACCTACTTGCTTTAAGCCAAAAGTTAATAATTGCAAATACTCAATGTCTTGTGGAGTTAGTCCTAACGCAGAAGCTTTTGCATTATTATAAGTAATCAATGCTTTGCCTGCATTGTGCATACCTTGAAAATTCTTTTCAAAGAAATGACTAAACTCAATCGCTTCAGTAGAACTTGTTCCCTCTGGAAGATTAATCTGTAATGGCGGTTTGCCTCCATTTTGAAAAGTTTTAATATTATAAATCAAAGCCTGTAAAATTAATTGCAAAACTGATTGATTATCTTCAAACAATGCTCTGCCATAAATTCTTCCTCTTAAATCAGGGCGTTTAAAGTGCATCAAGTCATCAATAGCATAAGTAATTGTTTTGTCAGCTTTTGTAGTGCCTTCCGCAAAAGGAATATACTGCTGATAACCGATAGGAATATTTACACCCGCTTTTCTTTTTTCTGCATCTACTAAAATTCTAATATCCTCACTCGGCAAAGTATAAAGAGCCTGAGGTTCTCCTTGTTCTTTACTATCTCCCTCGCCTTTTTCTTCATTGACTTGCTCAACGTAAGCATTACCAAAAGCATAGTAATTAGTAACAATGCTTTGAACAATATCTTCTATTGTTTCATCTTCATTAGGTCGGTCAAAAAATTCAATTAGAGTTTCTAATTCTTTTTTACTTTTCTTGCCCGTTGGTACTGGCTGTAAAATATAACCATTCCCAGTAACCGCAGAACGAATTCTATCCGCACATTGAGTTGAGCCCGGAGCTTCCGAATAAACCTCGTAAAGCATACCAAACCGTTTCTCAGTGGTTAGCTCAGACGCAGAAAATTTAGTACCATCCTTAGTGGTATAATCTTTAACTCTACCTAAAGTACTATAACTCTTTGTTATTTTCTCTGCTGTTTTCTTAGCCCAACTTACTTTTTCCTGATTAACTCGTTCTTGTACCTCTTTCTTAATTTCACTTTGTGTAGCTTTAACGATAAATCGTTTTACAATTCCCATATGGTTGAAATTAATTAAATTACTATAAGGGTGAGAGAAGTCCACCGATTATCCCGTAAAGGAAATAATAAGTAACTTGCCCCACTTTTATAAAAATCTAATTTGCGTGTATATTAGGTTCGTCTAATGCTCTTGTTCCCGCCTGCCCGCCCGCAATAACAATTCCCAAGCCACCAACAGATTTATTACAATGCCAACACACACCAGCAACACTATCAGCCACATCTTTTGACATTCCCATAGGATGGTCTACTTTTTTGCCCTCTATTAATTCAAGATAGCGACATTCTTTTGTGAAAATAGGATGCGGATAATAATTCATTCTTTTCTCTAGAATAGCTTCTTTCATATAAGTGTATGCCTCTATGTTCTTGTCTACCGATAATGTCATAGTCTGAAATCCTGAATTGTGCATAATTTGTAAAGTATCTTTACTCTGCCAAGAATCGGCACTAATTCTTTTAATGTTAAATCCTCTGCTTTTCAAATCATATATAAAATCTCTAATCTCACTAAATTGAATTTCTTGTCCCGGTCTAGCAGAAAAAGCGTGCATCAAATCTATATAAACTTTTGGTCGGCGTTCTACTTTCTTTGTTAATGGATTAACAACCTCAAACCACCCATCAAATTTGCCCATAGCAAATCCCGCTACATCTCCTCTTTCTTTTCCTAAAGCTAAATCAAGATGTATAAATCTCGCTTCTATGTCTTTAGCTTTAAATCCTGCCTCAAGTTTTCCATCAGGTTTGATAGGGTCAATTCGTTTCTTATTTGAATTTCTAACAATAACATTTGAGTCTTTGAAAAATCCTTGAACAGCCAAACTTGGAACTGCCCCCAAATCACGCATAGTCAAATCAGGATTTTTCTTAAAATCATCATAGTACTCAATCGGTATCATTCTTCCTGCCTGTTCTGGAAAAAACTCTCCTAAATCAAACTTTTCTCCGCTAAACTGGCTCTCTGGAATTGCCTCCCAAGTGGCTAATCTCTTTTTATATAGCTTAGGGCTTTTATCAGTATCAAATTTCTTTTCGGCAAAATCATATACAAATCTTGGTGAAGTAATTGTAAACATCATTCCCTTTTCCATAAAACGACTTTTGATACGCTTAACCATCTGATTATGACTGGCTTCTGCGTAATCTTTTGTCTTTGTTCTAATATGAAAAGAGGCTTCATCTATAACTCCCGCAAAAATATTATAACCCAAGGGTGCGGCTTCATTTGAGCCTAACGGAAATACTGAAATATTCTTATCAAATCGCAACTCTGATTTTATGTCATCGCTTGGTTTATAGAAAGACCTAAACCAAGGACTTTGGTCAATGCGATTTTTAACTTCTCCGAAAACAACCTTTTTCGCCTGTTCTTTATTAGTAGAAACATTCACAATATAAATTGCACTGTTATCTGCTAAGTTAAAATACTTTTGTGGATTTTTTAAACATAATAATCTATATACTAAATATTCAATAGC